CCACCAGTTCCGTTGTTATAAGTTGTTGATAAGTTTGATTCTGAAGCAACTCTTACTGAATCTTTTACATCTAGTGCTTGTTTTACACTATCAACATATGCTTTTGTTACTGCGTCTGTTGACTGTGATGGAGTACCAATATTGGTAACTCTGTTTCCACCCATATCAACAGTTTGTGAGCCAGCAACGGTTAATCCACCATCAAAGTCTGCTGATTGTGAGAATGTTGCTGTACCTGTTACTGTAATAACATCTCCTGATGCATCACCTAAAGTAACATTACCATTTAAAGTTGTTGCTCCTGTTACTGTTAAACTATCTGAGAAGGTTGCGGCATTAGTTACTCCTAATGTACCTGCTATACTTGTATTACCTTCTCCACTTGTAACTGTGAATTTGTCTGTGTTAATTGTTAAGTTGCCAGTTACTGCAGCTGAACCTAAAGTTGCTGCCCCTGAAACATCTATGTCTCCATTTAAGTCGACATTTTGTCCAATCTCAACTTCTTCACTGCCATTCGTAGTTATAAACTTAAGATATGAAGTTCCGCCTTCATTTATATCTAAAGCTGCTGCTTCGTTATCTGGTAGTGTTAAAGAAGTTGCTTGTTGTTGTAAATTTAATTCGCCACTGTGAGTAACTATTAACTGACCTGCTGCTGCAACACTTAAATTGCCTGAAGTTGTAGATATAGTATTATTTGAACCAGTTACTACAATGTTACCAGTTTTAAGTTGGTCAACTTTACTATTGGCGTCTACGACTATTGCTGAACTTGCTGTAAGCGTACCAGCTGTATGGTCGAGCATTTCGACATACAAGTCTCCACCTATAGTTGTGACTGCTGAAGAACTTGGGTGTCCTACAAAGAGCTTTTTGGAATTAGACGAATACGCTAACTCACCTTGACCCAAGGAGGTAGGAGCGGCGGTACTACTACTTCTTTTGATTTTAATGGTTTGTGCCATGGTTATATCCTATTGAGCTTAAAAGCTCCCTGCGTCTACCGTATCTGAGTCCGCTGAATCGTTACCTATCATTATAGGAACAAAAGCAAACGTTCCACTTGATGTCTCACGGTAGATCTTTAACTGATTATCATCAGTATCATAAAATAAATCTCCTTCTGCAAGGTCTGTTGTACCTACAGTAGGAGCTGATGTTGCGACAAAGAATTGATTTGCTAGAAAGTTAAGTGCGCCTTCTACAGTGCTTTCATTTGCCAATGTGCCGACTGGGTTATTAAAAGTAATAACACCGGCGTCTGATACATCTCCACCAATTGCTGATGAAATTGTTAGGGTAGTAGTCTGTGATGTAGCATTAAGGGTAGTTGTACTAGGAGTAATAGTTATCGTTGTTGCCATTATCTTGTTACATTTTGTGTAACTCTTGCTACACCCTGAATCAATCTAGTAATTGTATTTGAACTAGAGTTATAAATTTCTGTATCATAGTAATATTTACCTGCTGCAATATTTGCTGTTGTTGCATAACCGAGTTTCATAGTGAAAGCGCCATTAGCTGCATCAGTAATATTACAAGTAAAAGTTGCTGTAAGAGTATTGGAGGAAGGAGTGGGACGAAGTTGTGCTGAAACTGTGTGTGAATTTAAGTTAATAGCTTCTCCATCTTCAGATAAAGCTATAGAAAGGGCAAAGTCTGCGCCCTGATCGATAACTATATCATAATTTCCTGCTGCCATATTTATACTCCTATATGCTAAATTATATCAAAAATATGAGGTGATGTCAAGAACTATTTTTGAGAGGCATTGGTAAAATCTATTCGGTTGGTTCTGGGTTATTAATATCTCGACCATATAGGTTTGTAGCCCATCCATGCTCTAGTACCATATAATTATCTGGACTATTTAGAATAATATCTTTTGCCCAGTTAATCATCATAGTTTCTGTTACATTTTCGTAAGGAGTCAAAAATCCACTCATGTCTCCATTTGCTTTTGCCCTCCACGGCAATGGAACTTCCACATCCTCTACATAAGTTTGGTCTGCCTGACCTTCTACCAAGTGTATAGCATTTGCTGTTGTACTATCTGTTCCTGAAATTCTTACTTTTACTTTTTTAACCATATCGTGTTGTCTTATTTGTGGCATGACATTCATATTTACATAGTTTTGAGTTTCATGACCTAGTAAACTAAAAGTAAAAGTAAATTGTACATCTAGTGTTGTTGTTATTGCGTTTCCTTCGCTATCTGTTCCTGTTTGTATTTCAAAATTCATTATGCTTTCTGTCCTATGTCTACATTATGTGCAATATAGCCTGTGCCATTCCCACCCCTTACAACATAAGTATCATCATCTTCTACATCCATATTATGTGTAATACAAGCTTCTGTTATATTTGGTATAGCAAATATTTCTTCTAGTGTTCCGTTTTCTCTTACTAAATTATCTCCTATTACTAAATCTTCTACTCTTACAAATTTAAATACACCATTTTTAAATGATAACATTGGATGTTCATTTGTAACTTTTAAGTTGTAATTTATCCAGTAGTAATTAGTATATGAGTGAGGATCTGTTACTTCAACAACATTTGAAGTACCAAAACTTCCGTTTGCAATCTCTGAAGCTGTCCAAGTTTCCCAAGCATTTTCATCAAGTGATAAACTTGAATGTCTAAATGATTTTACACTTTCTCCAGCAGTTACATCTTCTATTGCTTTTGTAGTTCCGTCAGCCATAACGACAGGAGTTCCTTGTACGAAACAACCTCCGCCTCCGCCTCCGCCTGGAAGACCTCCGCCGCCAGTAGTGCCTCCAGTTGTTACATTAAAATCTTGTGATGTATTTCCAATAGTAACTGTGGTACTTCTAGTAGTTAAATTAGTTGCTGCTGAAGTAATTTCAACATTAATATAACTTCCGTTTGCAATCTGTGAATTTGCTGTTCCAAAACTTCCATTATCAATCTTAAATCTTGTAAAAGAAGTATTTGTTATGTTTACTGTTTTTGTTCCTGCAAACCCTCCAGTAACTTGAGTATTTGAATATACTGCGGTACTTAATGCTGCTCCTGCTTGGTTTGCAAAAGCAAATACTGGGTCTGTTGTTCCAAATTTTAAGAATCGTGCTTCACATGTTCCTAAATAATCTAGTCCTGTATCTGCCTGTGCTCTAATGTAAACTGACAATGCAGAACTTCCAGAGTAAGAAAATGCGATTGGCATATTTGCTGTTTGGGCAGAGGAGTATATTCTTGTTCCGCCATCATGTAGTAAGTTTCCTGCTGTATATTGGTGAAGTTGTGGAGTTTCATATACTAAAGTTCCTTGTGATGTATTTGATGTTCCTGTTCTTACTTGAATACTTACAGTTTTTACATGGTCAGTATTACCAACAAGTCTTACATATCCTTGATAGAAGCCAGCACCAGAGCCAATTTCTATTAGACGCTTGTTTGCCATTGTATTTGTTGACCAACCACCTATAGATAATCCTGAAGCAGTACCACCATCTGAAGGTAGTACAAGTGTTCCATTTACAGTTACATCATCTCCTTCCAATGTTCCATTAAATTTAGCATTACCTGAAGAATCGATTGTAAACTCTTTTCCTGAAATAAACCCACCACTTGCAGAACTTAATATAAGACCTGTAGTTGTGTTTACACCATCTCCCCCTCCAACAACAGTTGCACTTCTAATATCCGTAGCATTTACATTCCAACCACCTGCTGTTCCGTCAGTCAATGTGATTGTCATATTATCTGTTGAAGATATCTTAGCATTTGTAATTACATTTGCTGCTAATACAGCATTATTAATTGAACCATTTGGAACACTAATTTTTGCAAAATCAATTCCGCTTGTTGCACTTATCTGTGCATTTTTAATTGTATTTCCAGCTATATTTGCATTTGTAATAGTATTTCCTGCTATTTCTGCATTTGTTATACTTCCACCAACTATTTTTGCTGCATTAATAGAGTTTGCTCCAATTTGTGCTAAGGTTATAGTTCCTACTAAAGCAGTATTTGATACTGATCCAATCATTGCAGAGTTTATATTACCATTTGTACTTATTTTCGCACCGTCAATATCTCCATTTGCCACACTAATTTTTGCAAAGGAAATACCCCCTGTAGCACTTATTTGTGCATTTTTAATGGTATTAGATGCAATGTGTGCGTTTGTAATCGCATTTGCTGCGTTTATTTTTGCAAAGCTGATTGAGGCACCTGATGCAATACTTGCATTATTTACAGCTCCTGTTTGAATTTTTGCATTTGTAATTGCGTTTGCTGCTATTTGGTTTTGTCCAACAGCACCAGTATCGATTACAACACTATTGATTGTATTNGCTNNAATTTCATTATTTGTTATACTTCCTGCTACAACTGCCACGGCTGTAATTGNGTTTGCTGCAACATGAGAACTATTAATAGCTCCTGCNACTATCATATTAGAATTAATAGAGTTTGCTTGTATATGTGAACTGTCTATCGCTCCAGAGACAATTTGATTCGTGTCAATGCTATTTGCTGAGACATGAGATAAATCAATAGATCCTGCTATTATAGCAGCTGTTCCAATACTATTCACTGCTATTTCACTAGTTCCAATAGAGCCTGCTACTATAGCTGTTGAACCTATACTATTCGCTGCAACATGAGAACTATTAATAGCTCCTGCTACTATAGCTGTTGACCCAATACTGTTTGCTGATACATGAGATGAATCAATAGCTCCTGCTATAATGTTTGCTGTACCAATGCTATTTACTGCCATTTCTGAGCTTCCAATAGTACCTGCTATTATAGCTGCTGAACCTATACTATTCGCTGCAACATGAGAACTATTAATAGCTCCTGCTACTATAGCTGTTGACCCAATACTATTTGCAGAGATATGAGATGAATCAATTGCATCTGATATAATATTTGCTGTGCCGATACTATTTGCTGCCATTTCCGAACTTCCAATAACGCCTGCGACTATTGCTGCTGAAGTTATGGAGTTTGCTTTTATTTGAGCAGTATCTACAGCATTTCCTGCTATCAAGTCTCCTGTGATTGCATTTGATACAATTTCTGAAGTGTTTACAGAATTAAAAGATATTTGTGCATTTGTAATTGCATTTGATACAATTTCGGAAGTATTTACTGCATTAGCTGCTATTTTTGCATTTGTAATTGCATCCGCGGCTATTTGTAAAGTTTTTACTGCTCCTGTTAATAGTTGCGCGGTATCTACAGCATTGCCTGCTATTTTAGTATTTATAACAATGTTATCTGCTAATTTAGCGGCAGCGTCTACTGCTCCACTAGATAGTATAATACCGTTTACAGAGTTTGCTGCTATTTGAGTACCACCTACAGAATTTCCTGCTATAATTGTTCCATTTACAGAGTTTACTGATATTTCTGAACTTCCTATTGCGTTAGCTGATATTTCTATTCCTGAGATAGAGTTAGCAGCAATAGCTGATGAACCCACTGAGTTTGCAGCTAATTCTACTGCTGTAATAGAGTTTGCTGTAACTGTAAATGCTTGTACTGCATCTGCTGTTAATTGTGCTGCTGTAATACTATTTGCTTGAATAGCAACTGTCCCAATTGCGTTAGATGCTATTTCATTACTTGTAATGGAATCTGCTTGAATAGCAACTGTTCCAATACTGTTTGCTCCTATTTCATTACTTGTAATGGAACCTGCTTGAATAGCAACTGTTCCAATACTATTTGCTGCTATTTCAGAGTCTCCAATTGCATTTGCTGCTATAGCTACACTTCCAATACTATTTGCAGCTATATGAGAACTATCTATTTCTCCTGCTATAATATTTGCAGCTCCAATGCTATTTGCTGATATATGTGAATTATTTATAGAGCCTGCAACTATAGCTGCAGCTCCTATTGAATTTGCTTCAATATGAATAGATTGTACAGCATTACCACTTAACTGTGTGCTTGTAATAGTATTTCCTGCAATTTCTAATGCGTCTTCAATTCTTTGCTTATTAGTAAATGGTGTATAACTATATGTACTTCCTGATAAACTTACTTCACCAATAATAGTATCTTTCATTCTATCGAATGGAAGATTTTGTTTGAATGTGTTTGCACCACTATAAGACCTAGTTGGGCTAGCGTCAAGAGTTAGAACGGTATCACTTGTAATGTCCATAATTCTTCCCATGAAACGAGTAGTTCCCGCATCATCAAGAATCATTATATCTCCCTCTACATAATCAGTTGTAAAAGTAGTGCTTGAACCTGTTACTTCTGGTTCTCCTGCTGTAGTTGTAATTGTACCGTTTGCTTGGCTAATGTCATTATTAGATTGTCCTAATCTTGCTAAATACTGATAATTTACTGTAAATCCATCTGCATCTTCTGTAGATTCTGTTACAAGTTTTATAGGTCTCAATGGGTCACTTCTTACAGTTCCTCTAGCAGTATTTCCATCGTAATCAAACATTAAGTAAGCATTATCGCCATCGGACATATCTGGGAATGTTTGTTCTGTATATGCTGTATTTCCTGAATTTACAATTACAGAACTAACACCGTTTGGTGGACTAAATACATAAGTGCTATTTGCAAAAGTAACAGTACCATTTGAACTATTGATAGTAGGAACAGTAGTTAGTATTCCACCTTTTTGAATTGCACCATTAAGTCCTGCATTTATTGTACCTGCTCCGAATATCGTAAATAGTGCTTCATTGAACACACATAGTTTTTGTACCCAACCAGAAGTCTGACCGTTAGTTGCTACTGTTTGAACACGAAGAATGTAGTTTCCTGGAACTACTTGATTAATTGTAAAGTCTGTTTTATTGTTTGAGTTTATTCGTACTGTCGTAAATTCTCTATTTGCATCCACTTCATTATTTGGACTTATAATATTATGCTGTATATTATATCCTGCTAAATGTTCATAAACATCATCTAAAACATTGCCCTCGGAGTCTGTTCTGCTAGTTTTAGGATGAGCCCAGTTTATAACTACTGAGTAATCGTTTATTGTATCTCCCTCTCCTACTTGGTCACCGCCTTCTGCACTTCCTGGAACAATAGTTGAACTTACAGATCTAGGTACTGGAATTTGGTCTGTTCTTTTTGGAGTTTGGGCAATATCTGCATAAGTTGGAATTACCCAACCTCTGTCTACTGCATCATATTTTTCTACATGATACTCTGCAGCATTAATACTGTATATCATTTTATCATCTGGGCTTACAGATGTAATAATATATTGTTTAGTAGAGCCTGATACATCTCCTCCTTCTACTTGGTCTCCTGTAACTGTAAAAATAACTTCTCCATTTGGAGCTGCACTAAATGCACTAGATACTGTTACAGAAGTTGCATTAAAGGAAGAAATAGTTTGAGTTTCGATTCTTACATCATCTGACCAAACTGTTTGAACTACATTACCTGCATCATCTTTTAAATTAGAAGCTTTTGCATGAGTATCGATAGCATTACCATCTTCATCAAAGAGTACTACATCTCCTGTTTGATATGTTACTGAATTAATAGTAGCTAAAGGTTGTGCTATGTAACAACCTCCACTTGGAAATATTAAATTTAATTTAAAGGTATCGTCATTATTTAGATAGCTAGTTATATCTCTATCTGTTTTAATTACTGTTGAAGAAGATGCGGAAGATGTTGTAACTCTTCCACTTGCAGTTATATTTGTTAAGTCTGAATCTTGAACAGATATCACATCACCTGGTTTTAGCATAGCGCCATTAAGTCCAGTTGAAAAACTAACTACTTCTTGTTCTAACTTTTCTGTATAAAGTTGATATTTACCATGTCTTATAGCTTGTCCTTGTGAAGTACATCCATAAGCAGTAACATCTTTTCTTCTTATTTTTCCTGTTCTAGCTATTTCATCATGGTCTTCGACTACTTCTACAGCTTGTTTATATCCATTATCTGGGTCATTCCAAGTTACTGCTATTTGATTGTGCTTAAAACGACCTGCAGTTCCAGAATATCCAAACTGACCTTCTATAACATTTGATTTGTTAAAAGCATATACAGGGCCTTTTTGTATATTTGAACCTAAAGTTACTTGTCCATTGTACCATACTAACATAGAACGCACCATAGATGCTAAGTTTTTTAACATCTTGATAGCATTTGTTGACTTAGAAATATATAAATTACAAGTAAATCTTGGTTCTGTTCCACCCTTTCCGTCTGGTACTAATTCATCACAGTATTTTGCTAATTGGAATAATGTATATTTATCTATTTGTGAAAAATCAAAATCTTCATCAAGGTATTTACCTAGTCCGTATCTTTGATTAGTCAGCAAGTCATAAAATACCCATATAGGATTACTACAATAAACTGATTCATAATTAGGGTCTGTTGGGTCTGTAAAAACTTTTTTATCGCCTCTAAAATTACCATCCCAATCTTGGACTGTTCCCGTATCGGCTCCAGTAATAACATTACGAGTATACGAAGCTACAGTAGCTCTTACTCCTGTAAGTGGATTTATTGCATCAAAAGGAAAATAGTTCGTAGGAACTTTTACTTTCATTCCACGAATTTCATATCCTCTTTTTGGTATTTGTTGGAAATCTTCAGCGTCAACTACTATAGCTGCATAGGCAGAATAAGGATATGTTAATTTATCTGTAATAATATTTTCAATCTGTTTTATTACACCAGCATTTGTTTGTTGCCATGAATTTTCTTTTTGATTAACTGCTGAAATTCTTTCAAATTTTAATCTATAAGCATCAAAAGGTTGATATTGACTGATATCTATAGTGAAAACTTGATTAAAAGGTTGTTTTGATTTTGCTGTTATTTTACCATTTGAGTAACCTCTAGGTTCACCGTTTGCTTTATAATTTGCTCTACCACTTACATTTGCTCTACCAACTTTTACAACATCTGTATAAGTGCTTCCTCCATCTCTTGAATACCCAAAAGTAATTCTATATTCTGCAAAACCGTTACCGAGTCTGCCATTTTCTTTTTGAGAAATCATAGAATTAAAAGCAATTGTTGCTTTTAATGTATCTACTTCTCCTGGGTTACCCACTCCCATTTCACTAGATGTTACTATAAGCGCATTTCCTGTATAGTCTTGGTGACCGCCACTAAAATCAAAGTTATTTCCACCACCAGTTGGGCCTGGATAACCAGTTCCTGCTGTAGTGCCTAAATTACCTCCAGAAACTTGAAAAGCTACAGAAGCACTACCAATACCTTTCGGAGTTGGCATATACTCTTGTTCTCTTTCTCCTGTTCTGAATCCATAACCAAAGTTTTGATAGTTATAAACAGGTTGTTGATGTGGATTGTATGTTGGACTAGAAAGTATTGCTGTTACATTAGAACTATCTAGTCCTCCAGCTGTAATAGTAGCAGTATTTCCACTAAAACTAGAAACATTAGCTACATAATCCATATAGATTGCTGTATTTGAAATAGTAGTCATTGGAGTAGTGTCTACTCGTATTGCTGAAGTATTAATAAACTCTGTTACTCCTGCAACAAGTTGTCCACCATTTTTTCCTGCACCATCAATTCTTACTAGAGGTTCCATCCCTGACACATTTCCTGTGTATTCATCTGAACTTGCAAAGGCTATATTAGAAGTGTTGGAAGAAATTATTATGTTATTTCCTGCTACAGTATTGATTGAGTTTGTTGACCTTTTTTTGCCCCCTGTTATAAGAACTTGTCTAATACCATCTGAAGTTGACGCACCCCCAAACATATTTTGAGAATTATTGTCAGTAACAACTCCTGTAGAAGCTACATAATTTACATCATAAGAAATTTGTGGGGATATTTTATTTTTATTTACTGTATTTGCTACAGGATTATCATTTAATCGAATACTGGCAACACCATCTACAAGACCTTCAATTGGGCCTTCTGATAGTACATCATAGATTACTGCGGTTTGCGCACGAGTACCTGCTACTCTAACTCCATTAGTATCTTCGGATGAGGTTGCTGATGTTGTTCCTTCTGCTATTGCCATATTTATTCCTTACGCTAACTTAACATTAACATTATTCGCTGGTTGTGATACTGAACTACCTCCACCACCTTCTGAGGTGGATATGTATCCAGTAGTATTATTTGTTCCTTTTCCTACGAAAGTATATCCTTCGTTTCCTCTTATTCTGTAATCTGTAAATCCAAAGTTTACAACTGCTCCCCCTACTTCCAATCTGCCATATGCTATTGGAACAGGTATACCAGATTTTGTATTATTAATGGGGCCGTTGAACATTGTTGATTTTTCTTCATCTAGTTCGTCGGGGTCATCTGTTGTTAATCCAATAATTCCTGCAAGTGCTAAATTTAAACCAACTGTAAACATAGCTGCTGCTATCTGTGTTGCAAATTGGCCACTAGGGTCTATAAAAAATGAACCTATCATTAATGCAACACCTATAATTATTTTAACAATATCACTACCTCCACTACCTGCAGGTATAGGAGATATTATAATATCATCTTTTCCTAATTGCACTCCAACTGTGTCCATATCTAAGAAGTCTTCTCCTTTCTGTACTGTAAAATTTACACCATTTTCTGTGCAATCCATAAGATAAGTACGAAGTCCTCCTTTCATAGTATCTATAGCGTGCATAGCTTCTTGAACTGTCTTACAGTTCAATCTATGTACTTCTCCGAATAGTTCTCCCATTCTTCCTTTTAGATATATGTTTCTTGTCATGGTTGATAAATCTCGTATTGTTTGTCAGGGTAGGAAACGATTAAATACGGTATTCCTACCTCGCGACATTGTATTTTGTCGACTTCGCTTGGGCGACAATCTTGGTTATAGTGACTATGGACTATATATTTTATTTTTGAAATGAGTTGATATTTTACGAAAGTTTTTGGGTCAATCATAAAGTCATTTTCATTTTCGGAAATATTTTCAAGTGGAATATATTTTTCATTATTTCCATCTTGTACAACAAGTCCGCAACATTCTCTTGGTGCTTCCCTACCAGCGTGTTCATATATTTCCTGCATCATGAGAACGCCTTCGCTGCTGGAAACCCTCCAAACGGAAGAGTGGCTTGTGTATTAGTCTTTGCTTTTCCTGTTGAAGTTGCAGTTCCCGAATTGATTGGTGTCCAACCAAATCGTTTTTTACATCCTTCAGTTCGTTTACTACAGCCATCTCCTCTTTCCCAATATTCACTTGCTGTAGGGGCTACACTTACGCTTGCTGCTTTCACTTTCCATAATATAGTTTTATTGTAAGTAGCAGATGAAGATACATTGTCAGTAAATTTAACATAATCATTGTGTCTATCATCACTATATGCAAAATATTCAGTTCCATGTGAGTATGTAGTATAAACTCGAACTCTATTAAAGTTAGAGTTAGTATCACTTGGAGTTCCTGGTGCAGACTGGTTTGCAATTGCTTGCCAATAATTTGTTACTGTTGCACTAGAAGTAGTACCATTTGCATGATACTTGGTTAAAGTACTTGTTGTGCTGTAATAACTGTCTGCAGTTACAGCTCCTGAAGAATATGCTGTAAAACTTGTATTACTAGGTATAATATACTCATCGTCTGTATTTACATAGATATTAGTATATGTTGTACCGTTAGCTTCTCCAGCGATTCCAAAAGTTTTTGAGCCTTCTAAATGCCAAGTACATCCGCTTTGTGCTCTTTTATATTCAGGAACATGGTCTCCCGCTCCTTGATATATAAAAGGACATCTATCAGGTAAAACATTTCTGGCTGGTATCATTATATTTTCTAAATCAAAAGGTGCTACACATTCTATAGTAATTGATTGTTTTGTTCTACTTTTAATTCTATCGATTGTATATACATCTCTTGAAAATTCTACTGGCGGACTTGCATCTCCACTTTCTCCATAAAGATACTTTTTAAGAGTTGTTCTACGAATAAATTTTAATCCTAAAAAGGTTTGATAATTAATAGTACCAATAGCTGCTGAAAACGCAGTAGTAGCATTTGCTATGGTTACTGTAGGTCTTGCTATTGCTCCATCGTTTTTATATTCTATACCTTTTACTTGTGCAGGTATAGCTGTATAAGTATTTATTTGAGAATTATTAGAATAATCTCTCATTTGAATAGTAGTTAAATCATCATCAAGACCAGACATAAAATATATAAAACTACCCGCAGAGTATTCTAGTTCATATAACTGGACTATCTCTGAGCCAGGGTCAAGTTTTTGTAAGTCTTTTGTTATTAGATTTTCTGCCATTATGCTTCGTAAACCCTTACAAATGTTGCTGTACAAGTATAGTAATCATCATAATCCCATTTTTGGTCAAATTCTTTTACATAAACTTTTACTGTTTCTTCATTTCCACTTGCATTTGTATCTGCAAAAGTAAAATTAAAAGCAGTTACACCATTAGTGCTTTCAAAAAATCCAATGATATCATCTATTTCTGCTTTTGGTCTAGTTGCAAAGCCTACACTAAACTCTTGTTTTAAATTATTTATACCATTTGCAACTCTTTGTTCATAACCATCGCCAAATTCAGCTCTAAAAATAACTGGACTATTTTTTCTAGACATACCCTTATCAGGTATTATTGTTCTATTTCCGTATGTTGCTCCTGTGCTAAACCCTAACGCCATCTTAACCTCCTAGTATTCCACCTGGTCTCATTTGTTTTTCTAACTCGTTTTGTACTGCTGCATTAATTACTGCTCCTAATTCTGCGGCTCCATTTGCAGTTACATCAGCACTTGCTCCACTATCATCAATATTAACGTTAATAGTTGTATTGTTTGTAGACATTTTTCCTTTGCCCATTTCAACAGGAATAGCTTTTCCATTTGGTAAAGGAACTACTGCTTCTGTACCATGAAGAACTGCACCATAACCAGAGTTTGGCCCTGTTGAAACTCCACCGTCTGCATAAGAACGATAACCTGGAGCACTCATTATTCCACCTTGTCTACCTGCTGGGCCAAAGAAGAAGGTTTTAAGTATATTTAGTGGGCCGCCTCCTCCACCTTGTAGTGGGTCAAATGCCATTTTTGCTCTTTCATACATGGCGATAAGTAATTGAATCTGTGCTACTTTTGCCATAATTTTTGCAGTCTTTTCTTCTTCACCTGTAAGTGCGCCCATCATTCCAATAACACCTGAAAACTGATTTAGATTTTTACTAAATTTATCCATAGTGTAATCTTCTTTTTCTCCGCCGATTTTGTTATTATCAGTATCTTCTCCACTAAGTCTGTCAATATCTAATCCAAGTGATTGTTTTATTTTTCCTGCTAAATTAGGAGACGATATAAAAGTTTCTCCTGTATCTGGATTAAATATTACTTGAGTTCCATTTGGGTCAGCTGTTCCCATATTGTTCAAAGCTGTCATGTTGAATCCATTTTGGAAATCTTGTGCGGGCCCTAAAGTAGTTGGTAAATTAATAAGACTAGGGTCTACTGGAGTAGCATTAGGGTCTGATGCAGGTTTTGTATATATTCCTGCTCTTTTTAATTGTAAATTTTGAGTAACTTTTAAATCCTCATTGGCATCTATTAGTTTATCTCTTGTTTCAATTGCAAGAGTTTTATTATTTTCAAGGAACTTTTCATATTCTTTCAAATAATTCCCTTTTAGATTTTCTTGCGCCTGTATGTTTCTTGTTAACTGGTCTTGTGTTTCTTTGAGTAAATCATTAAAAGTTTTTGCTGGAATGATTTTAGTTTGGTATGTACTAGCATCATACTCTGTCTGTTGCGGAACAGCTATATTATTACCTGCATTAGGGCCAGATTTTATCATGCTTTGAATAGAGGCTATTTTATCTCTAAGGTCTCTTTCGTTCTGTCCTAATGTTTCAAATCGTGCTTGTTCTTTTACTCCTCTATTTCTAAACTCAAAATCTATTGCTTCTTTTTTAAAGTCTTCGGTTTTCATAAACTGAAGAATACCTGCAGCAGTAGTTTTCATTTGAGCTTGGTCAATTTTTTTCTGTGTTTTAGCTATTTCTGCACCTGTTGAAGCGGCGTCTGCTTTTGCAATAGCGGCATTTAATCTTTTCTGTTCTTCAAATATACTATTTAGAGTTGCATTTTCTCCTTTTAATACTTCTCCATGAAATATTGCACCATTTTCGATAGCTTCTTTTACTTCTTCTGCATGTTTATTTCCTGCAAGTGCGATTTCTTCTCCTATTGAAACAGGTTTTAATCCATCGGGGATTATATCTTCTATAAACTGTTCTGATAAAAACTGTCCAATTGCATCAGTCATTGTTTTAGTAAAGTTTGTACCTATTTTTTCAAAACCACTACTATCTCCTCTCATAGCTGCTCCAATGGCTTGTCCTAAGTCTTTTTCTAAATTTCCGTAAATTGTGTTAACGGTCATTGCCATCTGGTCAGCTCTTTTCTTTTCTAAATCATATAATTTTTCTGCTTTTACAATCATATCAACTTGTAAATCTCTTTGTTGTAAAAGTGCAGTTAGTTTTGCATCATCGCCACTTAACTCAGCTGTTTTAATTTGTAGTTGAAGGTTATTTAATTTTTGTATTTCTTTTTCTACCTCAAGTTGTGCCTTTCTAACTCCTAGTTGTCTTCTTGAAGTATTATCTCCCGCAAAAGTTGTGAGTACAGCATTATCAACATCTAGTTGTAGTTGTTTTTTAGTTAATTTATTTGCATTTTCTTGCATTATAGTAAAGATTTCTAATTGATTACCAACTCTTTTTAGATGTAATTCATAATCTCTACCTTCATTTACTAAATCTCTGTATGCTCTTTGTTGTGTATTTAATAGCTCTATTATGTCTTGATAAGGAACTTTTGGTAATGATTGAGTCAATCTATTTTGTGCTTTTATTAACTCTCCTGATGTTTGGTTTAAAGTTTCTTGTGCAGCTTTTACAGTTAAAATACTATCACTTAATGCTTTCAACTTTTTCCTACTAGATTCGCTAAGGTTTCCTGTTTCTTGTAATTCTTTAGCAAATCCATCAAATGCAGGATTTATGTCTCTTAAGTTTTGAAAAGTAAATACTAATTCTTTTTGAAATTTTGCAAAACCTTCTGAATTTAAATCAGCTTGCTCTCTTAATTGATCTAAAGCTGTAATTCTTGAATCTAAATCAGCACTTTCTAAAGCATTTCCTGAGAATATATCAGTTTCTGAGCCTGTATCTAGTAACCCTTTTCTGCTGACTTGTGCCATTTTCATTAGTTCTTCATTTATTCTTTCTAAAGAGTTTGTTTGTGTTTTTAATTTTTCATTAAATTTTTCTGTTCTCTCTATAAGGTCTTTTCTGGCAAAGTTATATAGTGCCTTTCCTAGCATAAAGACTATAGAACCAATTGCTGCAATTGCTCCTAGTACTCCTATGAATCTTAAAACTGCTGAAGTCATTCTACTAAAGAAGTTGCCTACTCCTTCTGCCATTGTTCCAACTTGTTCTTTAAATATATCTAGTGTAACTCCTGCTTGTTGTAAAGATACTCTCATGGTTTTTGTCATTACACCACCATTCTTTTTCATATCTTGAATTATTTTTGTGACTTTCTTATTTTGTGCGTCGGACATCTTACTAAAGATTCCTACATTTCTTTTTTGTTGTGAAAGTAAATTACCTATTTGCTGTCCTGATAATTTTTTACCTGATTTTAAATCTTGTCCAACTTGTCCACCAAACATTAGACCTTGTGTATTTAACTCTCCCATAAGATTTTGTTGAGCAATAGGAGTATTTGCTAGTCTAAGTTTTGATTCACGAAGTTCTTCTTGTTTTAATCTTAGTCTGTCTAATCTTGCTTCATAATCTGCTGCCTGGGCTGCCTGGGCTGCTCGTAATTCATGTGTTGCTGGTATGACTGACTTTAAAATACCTCCCGCAAAACCAATAATTGCAAATGTAAGAACATCAATATTCTTTTTACCAAAATCAGCTATGTTTTCTGCAACAAACGCTATAAAAGGTCTCATCTTATCAATTGCTTCTTCAAAAGCTACTCCTAATTGACTAATAGAGTTAGCTTGTGGTTCCATAATAGCATTGATTTTACCAAACTTAGTTTCAGCTTGGTCAAGTACTTCGTTTACAACTGCTTGGGATTTTTGATAAATAGACAACTGGTTTTTGTTTAGACCGAGAGCAGCCGCATATTTAGTCGTTGCTTCTTCTAGTCTTAATACGATACCAAGTTCGTCCAATAGTTCTGGTTCAGCTTTGGTAACACCTCTTACCAATCTGTTAAATGAGTCTGTTACATCTCGACCGAGTGCAACCGATACTGTGAAAGCGGCTTCTGATAGTTCTTTTAACTGTCCTGCCGAAAGTCCTGCTGCTCTACCAATAGCACCTGCTTGTGCAGCATCACGGAAATTAATCATTCCACGAGTAGCTGTCTGCAAGTCTCTTGCTAAACTAATATAAGCAACACCTGTAGCCGCCGCAAAGGCTAATTGTCCTTCTTTTAATACACGAAAGTCTGCGGATGATTTGAGAAACCTAAAAACTGCGTCTAAGGCAAATAAGTTCGCTGCTAGAGTAGCATATGCGGGAACGAGACCACCTGTGATCCCTTGTGACATTTTTGAGAAGTTTTTAGAAGCACCAGAAGAAGCCCTTGCAGCTCCTTTTAGTTGCCTATCAGTGGAATGAGCAGACTTACCAAGTTTACCAACCCCTTTCTCGGCCTTCTTACTCTCATTAATTATGTCTTTTAAATCGGCCTTACCCTCTATATGAACGGTACCGCCGTCGTATTTCTTTCCTGCCATTTATCGCCTTTTAGCCTTATTCTCAGCTGCCTTTTGTCTTTGAGACTGTTTTTGATTTATATGATTTGAGTTTCTGTCATCAATTGCTTTTAACATCATAACAACAGTTCTTTTGTCTTCTATTTCAAATACATCCAATAAAGTACCAAGAGCTGACCAATCTTTTCCTAAAAACATTCCACTCATACCATCCCAACGGTCTGGTAAACACGAATGTATTAAAAATGCCTCCTGAACTTCTGAAGGAAAATCCTCCATACCAGGTGGCATTTTTTCGGGGTCAGGCTCTTGACCTAACTGTTCGCATACATTTAGATACTTTGCTAAATCGATTTGGTCAGAAAAGTTTTTATCTAAAAGAGCAAGTATTAATTCTACTTGCTCTTCGTAAAATTTTCTAACTCTCCGACAGTTTCGGAAACCCAGTTATCGAAGTCTCCAGAGTTTTTCATAAGTAACTCTGCATTTTCATGAGTGTAGTCAAGTTCGTCTTCAGGGTCTAAGTTGCTTGTATCTACTAATAGAAGCTCTTCTAAGTACTTATACTTTAAGCCTTTCCAGCCTTTAATAATTGATTTGCAGTATTCAACTAAGAATTTATCATTATCAAGCTGTTCTTCATATGCCCTAGTTTTTTTGTTTAAAACTTGTTTTACACTTCTGTTTCTTAATTTGAGTAATTCCTCTCTTGCAAGGTAAGTTAGTTTTACTTCGAAACCTTCTAATCCTGGCATTTCTATAGAAACAGTTTTGCTTGGAGTTAATAAACTCTTCAGTGATACTGGTGTTTTCTTTTCTTCTGTCATAATTTTCCTTTAAAGTGGGAGGGCATTTCACCCTCCCGAGTTTAATTAGTTTTAGCTAGCTGCGTAAGTTACTTTAACTTCGTTTGTCGCATTAGCCTCAGTAGCTGATGTTAAGTCTGTTGCTAAACCGTGGAAGTTTACATCAACGGAAATTACATCCTCTATACTGTGAGATGGTAATTCCAAATGCGCTTTTGGAACATGAACATTAATGTGGTTGCTTTCGCCTTGACCACCAATGCTAAATTTCAAATCAAATGCATTTGTAATAATCTCTCTTGACTCTTGTAAGTCTTCAAATAGTTCTGCTGAACCACCTGTTGCGTCATTTAAGTAACAAGTAAAGTTTCCAGAAACTGATCTTGTACCCATGACATGGCCTAATGGCTGGTTAACACTACCGAGTGTTTCAGGTGTTAAATATGTAAGGTTGTTTTCAATGGTAATATTACCACCAGTTAAGGTAATACCACTAAATGTGTTATTACTTGTACCTAACATAGAACCTGTTTTTACTCCTGTAGTATTAGCTGCATCATAAACCATTGTTAAGTTTGTAAGTTTTTGTCTTACATAGTTTGATGTAGAACTTATACCTTCATTAATCAAACCTAATGCTGTCGTACCAGATGCTGCAGTGTTCAATGCTGAACCTTCTCCAGAACCGATATCTTCTTCAATTTTTTGTCCTTGACCTGACCATGCAACAGTAGCAATACCGTCAATGTCAAAATCAATTGAAGCCGAACCTATTGAACAGTTAGCCAGTTTGTAAACGGTAACACCGTCTGTTCCTGACGCAAATTCAGTAGTATCAGTATCTTTTGAAGCTCCTAATACAAAGTATAAATCAAATACACCTAAAGTTACTTGGTTTGACTTTGCAAAATTGAACTCTTTTGGCTCATAAACAGCAGCACCGTTAGCAAAGTCTAGAGTTGCACTTTCAAATACACCTGTTGCCTTGTCATAACTTGTTGCTACTTGAGTTCCACCTGGAGCAGACATAGCTGACCATAGAGGTCCTTCTACTGCAAATACTTTTGCGTTACCTGCGTGCTGGTTGGAAACAGCAGCATTGCTACTTCCTGACACAGTTGGTCGCATATAAGTACTAAAACTCCATTCAGCTGGTGCATAAGAGTCAGTAAACATTGCTCTTCCTCTTTTACTATAGCCTGTAGAATTAGCAGCTTCATTTAAAGTTACCTCTGAAGTATTAGTTCCTTGGCTAAAAGAAAATCCGTCTAGTACAGGGATCTCAAACAGAGCTGTATTAGCTGTGGTTCCATCATAGCTGTGGGTCATAAATACTTTGGTATCTCTACTAAAGAAAAATGCCATTTTATTCTCCTATTTTAATATCGAATCTCGACTACGACTTCGCCGACGCCGAGTGGTTCGAGTACTCCTTCATCTGTATCTACAGAAATGATATTTGTCTGTACTGTAGACTGAGATGCTCCTGTTGAATCATAGTAAGTTAAGGGATCTTTATCCTCTACTATAGTTTCAACATCTTCTAACAATTCTTCGAGTGCTTCAATGACATCATTATCATCTGACACATAACATCGAATTGTAATTCTTAAAAATCTAAACCTAAACCCGCCACCATCATATTCACGAGTTTCTGCTCCCGCTCCTACATGTATTGTAGGAAATTCTGATACTTCATCCCAAAATTTTAGTCTTCTTTCTACATTTGCGATTGAAGTTCTAAAAGGTGGAGTACCATTAATTTGTTCCAGTTCTTTCGCTAAGGCTTCTACTATGGCTCGGCGACGCGTGGTATGTTTCCTTGCTGTTGTCGAATCCATTATACTCTCCTTGTGGAAAGGAATTTATTTCCTAATATTCCTTGTGCGATTTCTCTAATACTTTCCCCTATTATTTTTCTTGGGTCTCTATAAGTGCTTCCTTGTGCAAACCCTGGTTCAAAAGTTTGGTAAGGGTACTTCATATAAGTATATTGTACTTCAGTCCCCCCTCTTGGCCCCATTGTAACATTCTCTACTTCGGCACTATTTGCAAATCTGCCTGTTCTATAATTTAGTGCAGGACTTGTCATTTTACTTGCTACTACTTTTGGTAGTGCTTTATTAATAAGTGTTGCTAAAGCTAGTGGATTTTCTCCTACGGCACTATCAACTCTACTTCTATAAGGCTGTGATCCAAATGATGCTAATCCTACTCTTGCAGCTCTACTTTTTTTCGTAGTTTGTTTAACACTTCCTTTTTCTTTTAAACTTCCTGAAGTTTTAGTACTTCTTAAAGCTTCTTGGTACGCTTTTACTAAGTTTTTATTTGCAGTGATTCTCATATCAAGACCACCACTTTTTGTTATTCCTTTTTTCCTTTTATCAAGTTTTCCACTTTTTGTTAGTTTATCCATGATAAGATGAGGAGCTACATTACTTATGTCAGCAACGATACTAGGTGACCCTTCCAACATTGCAAAGTCTAAGGCTAACTGCTTTCCTAATTTTTCTGCTAATTCTTTATCGTGCTTTTTTAAGAAGGCTTCTATACCGCTTTTATCATACTTCGCCATAGCAGGGTTGTATCCACCTACCTCTACATTTACAGTCAATTTTCTATTTATTCCACCCTTTGAGTTTCTTAAATAGGATAGTTTATATTCTTTTTCTAGTATTTCTTCGTACTCTTTAAAAAGTCTTTCTCCTACTGCAGTTCTTGTAATGCTATTTTTTTCTTTGTTCATTATGCTTTTAACAGCACCATCCATTTTTGTAGCATATGTTACTGCAGCTACTGTTGTAGAAGTTCCTTTGTAGGTTTTAACTACTGCATTTCCTTCTGCATCTAACTTTGTTTTACCATGAGTAATTTGTCTACCTCGTCCTCTAAATGCAAAGTTATACTTACTTCTATCTTTACCAGTTGTAAAAGATTTGTAACCTCCATGACCGCTTACTGCATCAATATAGTTTTGTAAAGCGATTTTCATAACTTCATACATATAAAAGTAGTTTGCAGTTGAAATTATTTTTGTTAAAATCATTTCATTTTCTCCACTAGTTCGTTTAATAACTTTTTTACTAGTGTATCTTGCAAAATATCCTCGAGTTAAGGTTACTTTCAATCCATCAGACCCCTGCTTTGTATATCTGACAAAAGCTTTACTTTTATTTGGTGTAAGTGGTTTTCCGTCAAGAAGACCACCGTCTCCTAGTGCAGAAGTAACGTTCTCGTTCTTTTCTGCATTTTTTATTGCTTGTCTATATAAGTTACCTGCAATTCCTGTACTTCCATCTCTTAAAAGTGCTTTTACTGTAGCTTTTGCTATAGCACTATCCCAGGGTAAATTAGCTGGAGCTGTCTCATCAGGAGTTCTACTAATGTTTCCTTTATCTCTATTCATTTTTCTTACAATTTTTTGCATTGTACTTACAAATAAAGGATTCAAGTCTGACTCCTTTACAAATAAAGAATGAACATTTTCTTTAGCCATTACGTCACGAGTGTCTTTTATTTCTTTAGCATTTAAAGCTTTGAATAATTCCTCTCTTAAACTTTTTATCATATAACGACTCTATACAAATCCAGTACTCTTTTGATATGGTCTGGAAAATCTGAGGAAGTTCTTATACCAGAAGTTCCTTGATTCTGTATATTTGCGCCACCTAAAGTTCTTCTTTCTTTGTGTTCGTCTTTCATGTAGTAATTTACTAAATCAAATAGTGCTAATTGTAAGTCTTTCGGAGTAGAGGCATATCCAGCGGTATATGTTACTTTGACCGCACCAACACCCTTTGCAAAAGATGTGGGATTACCGTCTTTCGTCGTTCTTATAACTGCATCTGATTCAGTATCTACAAAGTACTCATAATTACCTGTAGTTAAAGTTGTATAGTCTCCCGAGTAAGATGTTCGCTCTTGCACTGCACTGACCGCAACTAACGGACTTTCACTCATAATTATGGTGGTAGTGTAGTTATCATCAATGCTAAAAGTTTCAGTTTTACTGGTAAGATAAAAATCTATAAAAGATATGCCACAATATTTTTTAACTAAGTCAGAAACTTGGGGAACTATTACTGCAAGACGATCGTCGTCCTTCTCGCCTCTGAGCCCTTCCGCGTCTTTGTATTCTGCTACTGTTATTAAATCTGCCATATCTTAAAAAGTGGTGGGTTTAAGGAAACCCACCAAAACCATCGTAGTATTAAGCAGAAGCTTTATACATTTGTGCCCATTTTGAAGTTGCACCATCAATTAAATCGATGAAACCAAGTCTTTGTGAAGCCACAAGGACTCTTCTTTGGTTAGCTACTTCGTAGTCTGACTCAATTGTAACACCTCTTAATCTTGGCATTACATAGTTTCTTGGGTATACTGCAATAGCGTTGAACTTAGCAGCGGCTTTAGTTGCGAACTCGTCACACATTAGTACTCTTGAACCGAATACTTGGCCGATTTCACCATTTAGCTTAGTAGCCATGTCGCCAACTAGGTTAGCATCTTGGAACTCAGCATCTTCTAGAAGGTTATAATACACATCTTGTGATACGACATATACTACTTCTGAAGGGTTAACACCATATTTACCCATATTCTTTCTTAGAGCAAGAAGGTCAGCTGCAGTTACAGCATCAGTTGACGCGAAAGTCCCTGATGGCTGTGTGTAGTCTGAATCATTTCTTGCAAGGTGTAATAGACCTTCGAAAGATGCACCACCAGTACCGAAAGCACCGTCAGCATCGTCACCAGCTAGAATAGCATTTTCAATTGCTCTAGCGTGTGATCTTACCATTGACTCTCTAATTAAAGGAAGGATTGGTAAGATTGCATCTTCTTCAGTTTCATTACCTAAGTATGATTGTGAAATAAGTTTTTTGGTTGAAAGAGTTCTTTCTGTTAAATCAACCCCGCCATATGGTGAACCATATGTATCACCTCTTTCGGCTAAGTTACCGTGTGGTGATGCACCAGCAGCTGTTTGTGCTGAAGCGAATTCAGCGTAACCGCTATCTGGTAGGATTGGGATAATCATGTTTGCAGAAGTCATAGCAATTTCTCTAAATAGAGGTGCTAGAACTAATTCGTTTTGAATATCTCTTTCGATGTTTGTTGAAACAATCTGCTCGAAGTCTGCTGAAGAAACGCCAACACCTGAATGTGCGTTAACTTTTTCCATTAGACCTTTTGCCATATCATTGTCCCATCCTTTACCAGTAGCTAAACCAGCAAATTTTGCATCAATGATATCTTGTTCGAATTCCTTTTTCCAGTCGCCTTTACCAGATCTGTCACCAAAATGTCTTTTAGACTCACGAATACTCATGATTTCTTCTGACTTTTCAGCTAATTGCTTCTCTAGTTCATCGACTACTGATTTAAGGTCTTCATTCTTTTGATTAACTCTAGTTTCTAGGTCGTTCATTAGCCTTTCAGCTCCTGATAAACCTGCTTCAACTATAGTCTTTGTTTCTTCCTGTTTGGCTTCTTGAGCAGCCTTTTCTGATGCCTCTACAGCTTGCTTTTCTTCAAGCTCTTTAGCTTCTTTGGCCTTTTGCTCAGCTTGTTTCATTGCGATTGAAGTAGCAGTTTTTTCTGCAACTTCTTTTGCAAATGATTCAAGGTCAAAAGCGACTTCAGGAGATTTTTTTTCTTCTGACATATCAGTCTCCGTTGATGAGGATTTCTCCTCGCTTGGCTGCTCAATTTTAACAGCGTCTGCTGCTGCGGTTGAGTTAGCCTGTAAAATTTCTTTTTGGTAGCTTCTGTATTCTTCCATAGAATCAAATGATTTTGCTAATCCAAAGGTTGCTCCTTGGTTGCAAGGCACTGATACTACAGAAACTTCGAATAGTTCTGCGTCCTTTATTTTATATCCGTCGGTTTCAGTCATATATTCAGAATCCTTGCATCTAAAACCTACGGAAAATGCTCCAAGGACTCCATCTTTAACTAATTGGGTTATATCACCAGCAGCTTTTGATATCTTTGCAGTGATATCTAAACCTTTATCTGTGACTTCTAAACCTGTTGCTCTACCAATTGGTTTATTGTAATCATGGTTAAAAAGAATAATAGGATTACTTTTAAAGTTTTCCAATCCCCCTTTTGTCCATGCTTCAGTCTCGATAATATCTCCAGCTCTATCTAGTCCATTTGTACTTGCAGAACCCTTAATATTAACTCCGCCATCATCAGTTTCACCTAATGATTTAAAAGTACTAGTCCAGTGATATATCTTTTCGTTATTTTTTGACATCTACTTTCTCCTTTACAACCTTTTTCTTAGGAGCAACCTTCTTAGGTGCTTCTTTTACTACAGGTGCTGGGACAGGATGTCTTTTAGCAACTACTGATAGTACTCTGTTCCAAGAACCAAATGCTCTTCTGAGTAAATAGTCTTTTACAGGTACGTTGTTGCCAAAACCTTTATAGGTAGCTAAATCCATAGTTTCAACGCCTTTGCTGGCTATGAAATCTGATAAAGCCTTTACCATCATATCTTTTGTCATTATTCTTCCTCGCTTGGTGGCGCTTCTTGTGGTCGCCCACCTTCTTCGGGATTTGCGGCTGAACCTGCGATATTCGCAGGAATTCTTGGTGTATCAAATCCTTCCACTCTTTCAAGTCTTAATGCCTCCCTTGCTTCATTCGGTGTCATAATACCTGTATTTACAAGTGTAGCATAATAGCTTGCCTGGTCTCTTAATTCAGGTTGAAGTGCAGGTATATTACTTACATCTTCATCAAGTTTGAAACCGAAATATCTCTCGAAAGCATACCTAATCTTATTAGTGATTGGTAGTATGGTTTCTAAATAATATAGACGGTGGTTTGGTCTAATATTAGCATTGTTACCGCTGTCCATCAAAATTGGTGGCACACCTAGTGCTTCAAGTATTATTTTTTCATTGTCCTTTACGGCTTCTTGAAAATCTAAATTCTTAAAGTTTACTTCACTAAGGTTTTCCACTTCTAAACCACCATCCAAAAATAGTGGTCTTCGTCCACCAGACTGTGGGTTATATCTAGCAACCCATGCCTGCAACATTCTTTCTTTGATTTTTTCAGAAAGAGTGTTTGGTGACTTTAGTACCAATCCTGGTACTGCTCCATTTTTAAAGAAGTTATCTTGAAACCTTCTCATACTTCCTAGTAACTGCATAGTTCTGAAAGCTGGTTTTAGTCTCGGTACTCCTCTATATATAGAATTAAAACTGTTTTCTTTTATGTGTATAATTTCTGAAGGGGTGTAGTCTATACTGTGGTCATAAGTATACTTTTCTACATAAGTTTTCTCATCACTGTGTATAGTTACATGTTCTGCTGGAAGATGATACAGATGTGCACCATCATAATAAACAAAAATATTCCCATCAATCAGTAAGTCTATCAAAAGATTTCTTTTAAATGTGCTTACATCTTGATAAGGATTTGGTTCCTTGTTTAGTAGTAGGTCGACTCTACTCCTTCTAATCTCTTTCTTTATAGGAGTTATTCCAGTAATCTTGTCACCAACATCAAAAGGTACTTCAGCAGCGTCATCCACAATCATGTTAACTGCTCTGTTTACTACCTCTAATGTTTCGTACGCATTTCTATAGTTAGTTACATTTTCACGAGTATCAATTGTAATACCTTGATCACGCGAAATAACATACTGAGCAGGATTTTCTTTTTCCTCTCTTTGTATGCCTAAAAATCTATCGTACCATGCCATGTTTTTTCCTTTGTATGTCCACCCAATTTCGTTGCTTCTTTGCTGTTAGTAACTTTGGTCTTTTACCATAAATGTTATGCAGTTTTAGGTGGTGCATATGACATAAAGTAACAGCTTGGTTATAAACTTGTTCTTCGTTTTCTTTTATGAACTGTTCACGAAGTGCTAATATTTCTTCTTCTGTGTCAATGGTGATATTTCTTTCTTTTAGCCACCACTCAAGTAACTCGGTTAAACC